GTGACATAGTAGGTGGTAGCAATCCACAGGCTGCTTCATATCAGGACATTATTTCTGGTATTCAAAGCCAGTATCGTCCACAGACTCAATTTGCGCCTACCACTTCATTGTTAGACATGATTGGTAGTCAGTTACCTGACCAACCTAGAATTGCGTATGGCTCGTTACTCCAAGCGCAACCTAGAGTTCTGCCTACACCCATGACAGCAGTTAAGAATCCCGATGCTATTGCAAGTGTGGATTCTGGCGTTATTAACCTTGGTGCTAATACTGCAAATACAGGTTTAGGTGGTGGTCAAGATTTAAGTAAAACTCTTGTTTATAACAATGACTTTACTAAAGTAGGCGATACAACTGGTGGTGTTACAGCAGGTGATGTAACAAAAACTGGTTCTTTGGTAACGGCACTTGGTACGTTGGCAGGTAGTTCTGACCTTGCTAAAGCAGGTATTGCTTTGAATCTTATTGGTTCTGCTAGTGATATTAAGAGTGAATCAGATGCTTTTAACTTGGCAACCAAGATAGCTTTGTTGGCGGCTGGCCCTGCTGGTGGCATGGTTAACGCTGCGATTGGTGCGGTTACTGGTAACAACCGACAGTTAATTGATGCTTTGGCAGGGTTAGCTAATCCTACTGTTGGCGCATTAAATGCAATATCTAGCGCATTAACTGGTCAATCATTGGGGACATTTGGTAGTGGATTGTTATCTGCACCAACTGGTTCTGTTAGTGATTTAGGGCTACTTGGTGCAAGCAACTATGGTAATGCCATCGACAGAAGCGCAGCAGACGTTAATGATATTCTAAGAGACTATCTTTCTAGTGGCGGTGGTGGAAAAGGAAACGTAGATTACTTTACAACTAGGGGCATCCTTGCAGAATGACAAACACATCTTGGCTCAATGGGCTAAGAACTTACTAAATGATGACTTTTTCAAAGAAGTTATAGATAACTTGAAAAAAGAACAGATTAGTGTGATAATTAACACAAGTGCTGTTGAATGTGATAGGCGTGAAGACGCTTATAGGCACATCAAGACAATAGAACTGATTACAGGACACCTAGAAGGCATAGCCTCGGAGACTGTGATTAGAGAGAAGAAGTGGAAGATTCTTTAGGGGAAACCCTAACCTCCGTCCAGAAGGTTTCTGGCGATTATTGAGATGACAAATGGAAAACACCAACCCTAATGGGAGTGAAAGCCTGAATGTAAACCAAGCCGCTTCAGCGTTTGAAAGTCTGATGGGTGATTCCGAGGAAGCTGACAACAGCCAAGCCGAAGGTCAACTAGAGGAAGTTCAAGAAACTGATGAAGTTGAGTATTCTGAAGAACCAAAGCCTAGATATAAAGTCAAGGCATCTGGTGAGGAAGTTGAGGTAGAACTTGACGAACTCATTAAGGGTTATCAACAAGGTACGGACTACACTAAAAAGTCTCAGGCTCTAGCTGAACAACGTAAGGCGATTGAAGCTGAACGTGGTCATTTAGAGTATGTTAAACAAGAGCGACAGGCATACGCCCAGAAGTTGCAAGCGTTGGATAGCTTCCTTACGCAGCAACATCAGGGTGTGGACTTAGAAGTTTTAAAGGAAACAGACCCTATCGGTTATGCGGTAGCGGTAGCGGAACAGAGCCAACGTGAGAAGCAGTTAGCAGTAGTCAGGAATGAACAGCAACGCATTGCCCAACAGCAACAAGCAGAGCAACAATCCTCTTTGCAAAACCATCTCCGTCAAGAATCTGAGAAGCTAGCGAGTCTGATTCCTGAGTTAGCTACACCACAGGGTGATGCGGTGCGGAAACAAATCCGTGACTATGCGAAGTCTGTAGGTTGGTCTGACCAAGAACTCAGTTCCGTGTATGACAGTCGTGCTGTGATGACTTTGTATAAAGCAATGAAATACGAGCAACTTCAAAAGAGCAAACCTGAGTTGAATAAAAGACTCATGGCTGCCCCTAAGATGATGCGTTCAGGTAATTCTGCGCCAGTTACAAATTCTGCACAAGACAAACAGGTGATGCAGAGGTTGCGTGAGACAGGAAAAGTCACAGACGCTGCCAAAGCATTTGAACGATTTTTATAAATTTTGGAGTTTTATTATGCCTACATACCAAACGTATGATGCCAAGGGTTTGAGAGAAGACCTTTCGGATGTCATTTATTCGATTTCACCAACAGATGTCCCATTTATGTCATCTATCGGTAAGGGTAAAGCTACTGCTGTTACACATGAGTGGCAAGTCGATAGTCTTGCCGCTGCGGTTTTAACGAATTTCACAGTCGAAGGTGCGACAGCTACCAGCGCAACAATGTCAGCGACTACCCGAGTTGGTAACCAGACTCAGATTGCTCAAAAGACAATCCAGATTTCTGGAACTTTGCAAGCTGTGGATAAAGCAGGCCGCAAATCTGAAAAAGCCTATCAACTTGCGAAAGCGTCGGCCGAAATTAAGCGGGACATGGAAACTTCCTTGTTGAGCAACCAAATTGCTTCAGCAGGTAACTCCTCTACTGCTCGTAAATTGGGCGGTCTGCAAGCATGGTTAGCAAGCAATGGTTCTTTTGGAACTGGTGGCTCTGCTGGTGCTTCTGGCACTACTGCTCGCACTAACGGCACAAACAGGACTTTCACAGAAGCCTTGTTACAAGCTGTTATCAAAAGCGTGTATGCCTCTGGTGGTAATGCAAAGGTCTTGATGGTCAACCCAGCGCACAAGCAAACAGTATCTGCATTTGCAGGTATTGCTGCCCAGCGTTACATGGCCCCAAGCAATGCGCCTACTACGATAATCGGGGCGGCCGATGTTTATCTGTCAGATTTCGGAACTGTAAGCGTTGTTCCCAACAGATTTATGACATCTACAAATAGCTGTGACGAGACAGCGTTTGTGCTTGACCCCGACATGGCTTCTGTTTCTTACTTGCGTCCTTTCCAGACCAACGAGTTGGCTGTTACTGGTGACAACGAAAGCACACAGTTGCTTGCTGAGTACACCTTGGAAGTTAAGAACGAAGCTGCACACGGCATCATTGCTGACCTTACACCCTAATCAGGTGTAACCCAAAAGATGCCTCAGACTTAAACCTCTGGGGCATTTTCTTTTCTACTCAAACTGATAGAATTGGTGTATGGAAAACTTTAGACAAACTGCTGTTCATGCCGATGGTGAGGGTGGGATTGTTATCCAAACTCGTCAAGATGTAACTGACATTGTTGAACAAAATAAAAAAGAATTTAATTCTTTCGATGAAAGAGCAAGATGGTCTGACCAATTGTTTGGCAATAAGGTTGCAAGTATCCCAATGACAGTCATTGATGACTTGAACAAAGCTGGAATCATGCGTGGGTTTGCTGTGCTTGATGACAAGCGTTTTGCCATGTGGTTAAATGACCCAATGAATCGTGCATGGCGCACTAGGACAGGAGTTGTATGAGTTTTGCTACCTACTCTGATTTACAGACCTCGATAGCCAATTACTTGGCTAGGTCTGACCTGACAAGCATCATTCCAGACTTCATTACTTTGGCTGAGAATCGTTTGCGTAGAGAACTACGGATTCGTCAGATGCTCAAGTCAGTAACGACTGTAACTGTTGCCTCAGACGCTACTGTTGAGATACCTAGCGATTTCTTACAAGCCAGAGATTTTGTGGTGATGACTAACCCAATACAACCATTGAGTTACTCTAGCCCTTCATCGTTATCTAATGACCCAAGAACATCACAAATTGGTGTTCCTCGGAGTTACACAATCATGGCGACTGAGTTTCAAGTAGCACCTGCACCTGATGGCGTATATACGCTTAAATTGCTGTACTACGCTGCGCCAACGTATCTGTCTTCTAATAACACAACAAACGTATTTTTGACTACAGCACCTGATGGCTTGCTGTATGGCGCATTGGTTGAAGCAGAGCCTTATCTAATGAACGATGCTCGAATCAATACATGGGGTTCTATGTACGACAGAGCAATCTCCTCACTTATTAAGTCTGACGAAGAAGGTCAATACTCTGGTGTTCCGTTAGCAATGAAATTAACTGCAAGGTGACAATATGGCTGAAATGAGCAACTATCTTGAGAACGCTTTAATTAACGTAACTCTACGAGCAACAAGCTACACAGCACCAACAACTGTGTATTTGGCTTTATACACAACTGACCCAACAGATGCG